TATTGATGGCACAACACGCTGATATAATGGCACAATATATGCGACAAATGGGCAAAGGCGGTTATACCGCTATGGATTATTTCCGTGATAGTGTGCGTATCAACATGAATGCTGTTTTAGAAAAACAAAAAGGGTATGCACAACAATTGGCAATGCATCAAAAATTACAAGCCGATATAACTCAATGGGGAAAAATATTAAACGATTTACAAAACGGAACGCTTAAACAAGGTGTAAATAAAATAATGTCAGCACCTTTAGTGTTTAGCACAATTAAAGATCCTGACTACAAATTTACAACTGGTGATGTTTATATAACAACGAAAATGCTTAATAAAGTATTTTCCACTAAGCATGCACATAAGTTTGACTTGAATGTTATGAAACAATTACCGGGTGCGTTATCTAATCCGATTGCAATATTCAAAAACTTTGACCCTGTTGCTAATGCATCGGTAAAAGGTGAAATTATTGCCGTTGTTGAATTAAGAGATACGCAAAATAACCTTGTTCATGTGCCGTTGGTTTTTGATGTTCAAAGCGGAAGAAATAGCTATCAAACTAGGGTTAAAAGTATATTCCCTAGAGTTAATACTACATGGTACTCTAATGCGATAAATAATGGCGATTTGTTATATGTTAATACAAAAAAAATAAACCAACTAACAGTCAATAACGTCCAATCAAGCGGACAAATGAGTGTTAGTTGGTCTAATATTATTAATAGTATACCAAACGAAAATGATTTAGACAAGCTCCGAAAGAAACATAATTATCAGTATTATCAATCCGCATGGCATGGTTCACCACATGATTTTGACACATTTGATTTAGGTGCTATTGGTACTGGTGAGGGTAATCAAGCACATGGCTGGGGTTTGTATTTTGCTAAAGATAAGAAAGTATCTGATTTATATAGACGTGAATTATCTTTAATTCATGATGTTGATAAAGGTACATTATTTAAAGTTGATGTTCCAGATACTAAAACAATGATTGATGAACAACAGTCATTAAACATTTTAAGTAAAGAAACAAAGCAAAGTTTAAACGCAGCAATTAATGCATTGCCAGAACAAGAAAAAGAAGTATTTATCAATGAATATACAAATAGTCCTTTGTTTAACCATTATGCTAAAAAAGAAATCGATGAGTTAGGTAGTAAGTTTAATCAACTAGATACTGAGTACAATTTACTAAAAGATAAGTACCTTGATAAATATATCGAGGGAGAACTTAACACAATTACTCAGAGAACTATAAATAGATTAGCTGAAAAATATAACATTGATTTAAAGGCACTGAAAGAAGACCCAGATAGTATAAAAGATGTAAAAAATCAACTAGATACTATGTGGTTTAATGCTTTTACAGAATATGGTATGGCTAGCAAAAAGTATAGGGAAATTTATTGGGGTAAGTATAAAGAAGATTTTTCTACACTATTAAATGATAGTGGTATAAATGGTAGAGATTTTTATCTGGCATTATCTAAAGCCTTAGGTGGTGCAAAAAAAGCATCAGAACATCTTAATGAGTATGGCGTTAAAGGCATTACTTATGTTGGAGAACAAGACGGACGATGCTATGTAGTGTTCGATGATAAAGCAATCAAAGTCATTGAAAAGTATAACCAATCTATAAACGGCATGACCGAAATCATGAAAGATGGTGAACGCATTATCAGCATTTTCAAAACTGCTGATAGAAGTACATTCTTACATGAGATGGGGCATGTATTCTTTGATGATATTCAAAAACTAGCATCAATGGACAATGCACCTAAACAATTACTTGATGATTGGAATACGCTTAAAGAGTGGAGCGGTTGGGTTGATGGTGAAAACGTAGATAACACCAAAGCACATGAGAAATTCGCACGAGGTTGGGAAAGCTACTTGCGAAGTGGTGAAGCACCAACAAGTGCATTGCAAAGAGTATTCCGTCAATTCTCCAAATGGTTAACATACATTTATCGTAGCGTTCAACGATTAGGTGGTGAAGTACCAACTGATATTAAAGATGTAATGGCACGTATGATCGCAACCCAAGAGGATATAGAGGCATACGCAGAGCAACAACAATTAGAACAGTTTGAGAAAACCGAACTCTATAAGCAACTATCCGAGCAAGACCAAGCACGTATGCAGTCCTACATTGCAGATGTAAAAGAGAAAGCAAAAGAACGTGTGATGCGAAAACTCATGAAAGAACTTGATAACAGACCTATCAAGGAATGGGATGAAGAAAAAGATGCAATACAAGTCGAAATCGAAAAACGATTGATTGAGCAATATCCTATCTACAAAGACCATCAACGATACAACGCATTAGGTGAGAGTGCTTTTGAAAAAACACAATACAATTCTATTGAAGAGTTAGAGAAAGCGGAAGTAGAACAAACTGGTGCTACATTTAACGATGCTATCAATCAAGAAATGGACAATGCGAAAGCAGAGTTTATGCGTGATAACAATGCAGGCAAAACCAATGAGCAAATAGCAGAAGAAATCTTGCTTAGTACCCAAGGTCAAATGAAACTCACCGAAGAGGAAAGTAAGATTATTCAAAAGTCTACTAATCGTGAATTGGCGAAGAACTGGGAATTGTTGGAACGTATTCGTAAACTAGACCCTAACGCAGAAACTATTGATACAGAATTAAGTGAAATCGAAAAAGAGGTTAAACCTACTAAGTACGATGAGTTGAAAGCTGATAAGAAAAAAGTAGATGCTGCTTTATCTGATACTACAAAACAGTTAGAAAAAGCAGAAGAACGTATCAAACGTTTACAGTATATGCTGAATAATCGCATCAATAATGTTCGTTCTATTCGTGGTGCTGGACTTGGTACTATTTCCGATTACATGAACCGAGCAAGAAAAGAATTAGGTGAGTTACCTATATCTAATGCTATTCAGTTTAAAACGTATCAGAATAAAGCGGTAACTGCTGGCAAGAAAGCGGATAGAGCATTGGCAATTGGTGATGTTGATAAGGCACTTGGGTTCAAACGTGAACAGATGCTACAACAAGCAAGGGCAAGAGTAGCGTTTGAAAACTTTGAAAAGTCCAAGAAGTTACGATTGAAATTGAAACAACAGTTGCAACGAATGGCCAGACCTAAGAACCCTATTGCTATTGAACCTAATATGCGTTATTTCTATAGCCACATGGCATACCAAATGGGTTTAACTAAGTACGATGGTTTACCGCCTGTTGATGGTTTTGATATGAATACAGTATTAGCTGCACTAGATCCTGATGTTGGTATTCTAAATCAACAATCTATGGTTCAATTAGAACCTTGGATAGTTGAGATGTTCTACTCTAAAACACCTAAACCGTTCCGTTCTATCACCATGAATGAACTAGAAACACTAGAAGAACTCATGACTGGTATGTATAAGAATGGCAGAAACGAGTATGAGGGTACAACCATCTTGAATGATAAGGGTGAAAGCGTATCATTTGAAAATGCAGTACAAGAAATCATTGCTGAGGCTACAGAAACATTTGGTAAAGAAAGTGGCGATGTATTCAACAAACTCAACAATCAAACTAAGATGGATGCAGTAAGTGGTAAGCTATATAGTTTTCATCTAGCATTACTTAAAGTTGAAATATTCTTACGTAGAATGGGCGGCGGTAAAAATGGCTTTGCGGTTAAATACATCTATGACCCAATCAACCGAGCAACGCAAGCGTTCAATGAACGTAAGGAAGCATCAATGCGTAGATTGGCTAATGATGTAGGAATATATTCCAAGCGTGAACTATTTGATATGCGAAATGACCATTTGTATACAGTTGGTGAGTTATACGGCTTAACAAAAGAGCAACTTATCATGATTGCTCTTAACTGGGGTACTGAAAGCAATAGACAACGTGTAATGGAAACCACAAAAGCAAATGAGGTTGAAGTTGAACGTGCATTTCAAGAACACATGACTGATAAGGACTGGGAATTTGTAATTCGTACATGGGATCATATCAATTCATTCTTTGATGAGAGAAGTCGAGTACAAGAAGAATTGTATGGTAACCCATTAAAGAAAGTAAAAGGTTTGACATTCTCTATTGGTGGTAGAAACATTGAGGGGCAATATTTCCCTATCGTGTATAATCCTAAAGTAAATGCATCTGTAAGTGATAACCAAGTTGAAGATATTGCAAAAACTATGGTAAGTAGTAATGCGGTTTGGGGAACCGGCATGAGCGCCACTAAAAGCCGGTTAGATGTGGTAAAAGATAAATCGTTGTTGCTTGACTTTGATGTTATTCCTAATGCTATCACAGAGGCTATTAATCATGTAACTATGCGAAAAGCAGTAACTGATGTTAATAAGCTAATCTCTAATCGTAAACTACAAAACTATATTGTAGATAAGTTTGGTGCAGATACTTACCAATTCTTGCGAACTTGGGTTCGTGATAACTGGCAAGATGAACCAGCTAAAACAAATGATTTTGACAGATTAATTCTTACGCTTAAAAAGAATACAAATACAGCTGTTATGGTTGGACGTGTATCCGTAGCATTACAAAATGCGTTGAACATTCCTGTTGCATTCTATCGTATCGGTGTAGGTAATACCATTAGAGCCATCAATCATGCTGGTATTGGTTTTTACGGACACGGCACAACTACTTATAACAACACTAGAGATTTTGTATTAGAACACTCAATATTCATGCGTGAACGTGTTCAAACTTTAGATAAAGACTTGAAGCAAGGCTTATCTATCGCTGGTAAAGGTTTGCGTATAGGTGATACAAATGTTGGTGGTTATAAGGTAGAACAGTTAGCCGACATTCGAGATGATATAAATGAAATGGGTTTCAGATTACTTACAGAAACAGACTTTGCATTATCCATTCCTGTATGGAAATTTGCATATGATCAAAAGCAAGCGGAACTAATTGGTAAAGAGGGTGTAAGTCTTGAATGGATAGAACAACAATCAATCGAAGC